GAAAGAAACTTGGTCTGCTTTACGTTTACATCTATCTTGGGCATCTTCTTCTTGATTTTCACTACCGTATACTGGGGTAGAAATTGAAAGTAAATCAATAATTTCATCTCTATTAACTATTCTACGATCTGATATTTCTACCATTGAATCTAAATTTCTTTCTTTTGATAGATCATACAACTCTTTATCTGAAAGTTTAGAAAGTCGCGAATATTGTTCGTTATCTTCGTGGGTCCGCAGGAGACTGTTTAAGCTTTCTTCTCTACTCGGAAAGTAACTTTTAAGATCATGTTGACGAAGACCTATTAATTTTGTTACTTTATCTTTAAGCATCTGTACATATTCGCCATCATCATACATAGCAACCATTCTAGGGTCTGGATCTTTAATCATAGCTTGTAATTCTTTAATTTGCTTTGCACGCTCAGCATTTTCATAATATAGTTTAAATTTTTTCATAATAAATTACCATTTTCTGCAAGACCAATATCTTGCTTTTGTTTTAGGTCCAGGGTTATCACAATTATGCCTTGCTCTAAATGATCTACGAGCAGCTGGATTACTTTTTCTTATTTTCATAGTTTTTTCTCCGCGTCTTTTAGCAGATGTACCACCATGACCAAAATTTACCTTTTTAACATTACCCGTCTTAGGGTCTTTAACAAAAACTTTAAACTTTTTTACATCTCCTCTCATAGGTTTATTAAGTTTTACTTTTCTTCCCCTATATTCAGCATCTTCTGAAGAAGCTATAACGTTTCCATATTCGTTTAATAATGTATTTACCAGACTATCAAATTGCATAATAATATTTATTACGAACATAAATAATTATATGAAAGATAAAGATTCTAATCTTATATTTGAACAATATAAACAAATAAATGAAGACTTAGGTCTAGGCCGCGGTACACCTAAAATGATAAGAATAACTTCTATAGGTCAAACTAAACCATTAAAGAAAAAAACTGAACCACCTATTGAAGATGAAACAGTATTTATTCAAGCAGGTGAACCAGAAGAATCAGGCTGTGGTGATGACTGTGGTTGTAATAAAGAAGGAGATAGTGAAGGTAAAACAATTTATGATGGTGAATTAGATATGGCAAGGTTAGAATTATTAAAAGCTAATGAATATGCTGCAAAATTATTCCATCATATAGGTAATCACCCTGAAAGTGATTATCTTGAAGGTTGGGTAGCAAGTAAAATTACAAAAGCAGCTGATTATCTATCATCAGTATATCATTATCTAGATTATGAAGATAATTTTCCTACTAGAGAGCCTTGCTATAGTGATGAAGAAGATAAAGAAGATGAAAGTATAGAATTAGATGATGATGAAATGACTAAAACTGCTAAAGAAACCGGTTTCGGCGCTTAGATTAATTTATTATCAAATATTCTTTTTATTTCCTCATTCATTGAACCATATAAGTCTATTATAAGATCTCTTCTACCTTGATCATCAGATTGTTTATATAATTCTCTTATTTGAGAAGCACTTCTTATATCTTTACCAAGAATTTTAAAGTCCATTGTAGGTAAAGTTGCAATATAGCCGTGCTTTGAAGCATTTTCTAATTTGTTTTTATTATCTTTATTGTAAGGTTGAAAATAACTTGGAGATCCGTCCTTTTTTAAACCAAATTTAAATCTAGGTTTATCACCTTCCATATCTTTTTCAGAAACTACAAATATAACTTTAGTTTTATCTAAATTATATTTTTCAGTAATTTCACCAGCTAAGTAAGGATTTTTAGTCATTTCAACGAATTTAGGATCAATACCTGCACTTTGAATCATCATTTTCTTTTCTTCAAACTCAAAAGGAGAGTTATCTTCATTAGTTTTACCTGAAGTTGAAATAAATACATCAGCAGTAGGAAATTGTTTCTTTAATTTATTATAAACAGATGCATGCCCTTTATGAAATGGGTGAAATCTACCTGGATAAATTACTAATGTTTTAGTTAAATCCTCTGCATCTTCAAACTCTTTTAACATTAACATTCTATACATTTCATTAAATGAACCAATTTTTTTCTTACCTGTCGGGTGTGTCTGTAATCGGGTACCTTCCCCTCTATTAAAAATAGGAGGATTACTTATATAAGATTCCTGATTTTCAGGTGAAGTAGGCTTACCAGTTCCAAAATTAGCTCGACTGAATTCTTCTCTATCTACCATTTTAGTTATTTCAGCTCCATCTGCTGTTACTTTAGATAAAGCAAAACCTTCAGGAGCAGTAGTTTGCCAATTATTAGGTGTTTCTTCAAGATAAGTACCTAATAAATCATTTTTAGTTATTTCATTAAAAATTTTTATTAAATTATTTTTTAAATTAGCTACTATTTTAGTTATTTCAAATGCATTTCTTATAGAAGGTTTTAATTTTTGCAATGATTTTAAAGTAGCTTTCATTTGCTCAGTTTTTTTAGCTTTACCTTTTTCACTTTTAAGCCTTTCTAAATCTTTAGTAAATCTATTGGTTATATAGTTAATATACTCTTCGGTTGAGATAGATGTATCATCTAAAAATCTACCTGATCTTATTTCTGAATTTATATATGATTTTAAAGTACCAGTAAAATCATCTAGAGAACTAAAATCTACTTTATCTGCTAATCTTAAAAGCTTAGTTTTTTTAGCTTTTACATCTCTTAATAGTAATTTACTAAAAGACGATTTATCATTTTTAGGTTTATTTGCTAAAACGTTAAATACAAAAACTGTATTAGATTTTGAAAATTCTTCCGGATCAGAAGTATATTTTTTAACTTTTAAAATACCATTTCTTACAATATATTCAATATGTATAGCAACCCCTATTTTAGAAGTACTAATTTCTTTACCGTAAGGACTATCTTCAGTAACTGCATACTTAATTGTATTAGGGGTAAAGGTTAAAAATTTATTTTCATTTTTAACACCATCTATTGTTTCTGGAGTTTCAGTAATTTTCATCTGAGGATCAAACATATAATCCATTTGATAAATACCTTTCATATTTAATGATGGTAAATAACGTAAAGCTAATTTTAGTTTATCAGCTAAACCACCAGTACCATGATTTTCGGTAATATCTTCTTCAGTATAATTTATTTTAGGATTTTTAGCAAATGCAGATTTACTTGCTACAAAAAATTTACCTTTAGTATCAACCCCAGCAACTATAGCAGGTGCTCCGTCAAACTTAGTAGATATTTTATAATCTGATTCATCCACAAAATATGAAATAGATGATTCTATTTGGTTAATAGCTTCTATAACACCTTGTTTACCTTTATTAAGTATATTTTCTTCTAAATGATCAATATGCTTTACAGCCCCGTCTATAGCATCGAAAAATTCTAAGATAATATTATGATGTTGTTTAAAATTCTTCATGATAGTTTTAGATCCTTTTTAAATTTAGCATTTACATTACTACCTGGATATCCTATATATACTCCATCACCATCAAAATCAAAAGCTATAAAATTATTATTAATAGCATTTAAAATATTTGAATAGTTAGTTACGTTTAAATATCTTGCTTTATCGAAAGTACCATCACCCATAAATTCACCAGCTTTTCTAGAAAATCCTTTTTGATATACAAACATTACAATATCAAAACCTTCTTTACCATACTCATTTAGCATAATACCAGCAAAATGTTGCATTCGTTGATTAGGGTCAGTTATATTTTGACTTATAAACTGTTGTAATATAGAACCATTAGCAAAAGCTTTCTTCATTACATCTCCTGTAAATTTAGCTTCTTGCAAATCCTCAACAGTTAAGTCAGGTTTTTGAGCAAATTCTTTAAGTTTATCAAGATCATTTTTAAACCCGCCGCCTCTTGCACTTATAATTCTACCTTTACCGACTTTTAATTCTACGTTAAGACCGCTTGGTGTTTTTAGATCACCAACATCTCCTTTAAAACATTCAGTAAATAGACTTAATAATAACTCTCCATCACCTACACTAACATTACCTTCTGAAAAACTCTTTACAAATAACGAATTATAGAATTGTTGAATTTTTTCTGGTGTTTCATTGGCTAATATTTTTTCTAAAACTGGAAATATTGCTTGGTGTAAACTTAATTCACCTTGTGAACCGCCAATACTACCGGTAATACTGTTCAATTTTTGTTTAATTTGTGATAATATTTCAACTTCTCCATAATTTACATCAAAATCAGCTAAAAAATTCTTTACATATCGGGTTTGAGCTACAAATCCTGACTGTTGAACTAATTTTTCAATGGATTTATCACCTTCTTTTTTAACGATATTAACTATTTTTCTATAATCTTTATCATCTACAGCACCAACAAATTCATAATCATCTCCTTCACCTCTAAATAAGTTAGTATCTTCAAAAAATATATTAACTTTTTGACGAGGTAGTAAATCTACTTTTTTATTAGCAGATTTTTTTAAATAAATTTCATCTAATGATTTCCAGCTCATGTTGTTACGTCAATATCCTGTGTATATTTTTTCATTATGTTAATTAATGTTTCTAAAGAAGATTTTGCATTTACTTCATTTATATCTGATAATTCACTTAATGATTCAACATCACTTGGTTCTATTTTAGTAACTAATGCTTTTTTAATTAATCTTACAAGTAAAACTTCCCCTTCTGGAGATAGTTGCTGAGTTTGAGGTTCAGGTGCTGGGGTATCAGCTAAAGCTTCATCACCAACTATAGGTTCAGCAGGTGGATCTAACTCTTCATCTTGTTCTAAAATTTTATTGTATTGTTTAAGGAATTTTTTCATTTTTAAATTTTTATTTTATTAATTTTATCTGCAATACCTTTCATAACTCTACCATATGCTTTATTAATTGCTTTTTGAGGGTCTGTTCTAAACCCAATAACTCCTGATTTAGCAGCTTGAGTAGATAATTTTTGGGCTATAGATAATGCTTTTTGTTGATCTTTAGTAAGTATTTCTTCATCTGAAACCCTACTTCCTTCCTTTCCTTTTATAGAAATAATTTTATTATACAGATTTTCAAGCTCTTTAAATTCGTCGCTTCCATCATTAACTATTTCACCTTGTTCGATAGGTCTATTATGGTATTGGTCTACAGCTGCATCTTCTTTCTTATATAGAGCTCTTCTTGCTTCAGCATATTCACTGTTATTTCTGAAAGCATTCTTCTTTTGTCTTAATTCAGCTTTTTTTTCAGGGTCTTTTTCTGTCATACTTTGACGAATTAAATCTCTACGTTCTTTTTCCCTTTCAAGATAACCTTGATAATCATACTTGTTTTTAAACTCATCAGTTTCTGCTGCCCCGGACCGTAATTCGGTAATACCTTGATTAACATAATCACTAAACTTAGTCATAAATTTACTCATTAATCCGTGAGGATTTTCTTCATTATTAAATCTACTACCACCATATGCACTCATATTCATATCATATAATCTTGCAAAACTTGCAGAATCTAAAATATTTTTTCTAGACTTACCAACAAGGCTTCTTAAAAAATCTCCAAATGATTGACCTGATTTCATTTTTACCATTATTTCATTATCTTCTTTAATAGCAACTTTATCTATTTCATTAAGGTAACCATTAGCTAGTTGAGTAAACTTATCCATATTATTATTTATCTAATTAGAAGTAGTTTTGTGGATAGTCTATTAAAGTAATCTTTATTTAAAAACGTTAGTTCATAACGTTTAGTAAACCTTTTTACCTCAGAGAATGTATATTTACTTATATCCATATTATTAATCTTACTAATCATTGAGTTTATAGTAGTTTGTGCTTTACCATCATTTATATCAATTAAATGATCTAAATATAAAATAGAATATTTACTTATAAAAATTTTTAAAGGTAATATTTTATCCACTTTACGTAAAAAATTAGTAAAGAAAGACAGTATTTCACTTTCTTTAAAATATTTTAATAATTCGCAATCATCTAACTGCGTATTATTAAAATAGATTATAGATTTAGTTTTACCTTCTAATAACTTTTCACAGATGCTATATATAGTATAGTGATATATAAATTTTTTAACTTGTAAATTATTAATACTTTTATCTAATAAAGTATATTCATATAATGAATTAATTATTTTATCTTGAATATGATTTATTAATAAATCGTTAAAATCAATAATAGTAAAATCATAATTTTCTATATGCAAGTCAGCCATCATTATTTTTATTATAATACTGTTCCAGAAATATTCTAGGGGCTTTACCTATTCTGCAATTTATAATACCATTATAATAATTTTCATTTAATAATACATCTTTCTCAAATTGTATTTTAGCTTCAAAATAAGATAACTCAAATTTACTATTACAAAATTTTAGTATATTAAATTTAAAATAATTCATACCTAAATTTTTTATATCTTCATTTAATGCATCTGAAGACCCGGTATAAGTTTTCCAATCACTTTCAATATAGTCTACACGTTTACGTTTTTTACCTTTTAAAGGCATTCGTCTAATTTTACGAACCATTTGTTTTTTACCAATATATTTTTTACTATTAGTTAAATTAGTAATCTCATATATAAACCCAAAAGTATCTTCTGGTATTGGCTCGCAAACCTCCCATATACCTGTATCCATTAAGTTATTTACTTCTTATTTTTACGTTTTCTAGTTTTTCGTTTTTTACCAACTTTACCAAATCTTGAATATGTGGCACCTAAAGCTACTGGTTTTCTATAATCACCAGTAGCATAAGCATCTGTTCCAGGTGTACCGCTAACAGTAGTTCCATAACCTGCAGCAGCCGCAGACCCTAAAGCACCTCCTCCTACAGTATTTTCATCTTCTTCTTTTGCATCTAAATAAGCAGCTATTGCCATTTCTCTTTTTTTCTTTTTAGATTTACCTTTAAACTGCGGGGCTTTAGATTTCTGAAAATCTTTAACATAATCCCCAGCATCGTGTTTTTTGGGATTTAATTTTTCTAAAAATGCTTTTTCAAACAGAGTTGTTTTTTTCATAATAGTATTTATAATTAATAGGTGAGTTTATTAGATCAATATATAGATGAGATAGAAAAAAATTTACAAATTAATGAATTTAATTTAAAAGATTCGTCTATGAAAGCACCAGCTCGTAAACATTATTGGGTATCTAAGTTGATAAGACATAAAAAAAATCTTTTAACTCTTAAAAATCAAAGAGATGCTATAAAAAAAGAGGTAGTAGAAAAAATAATAGAAAGTAGTCCAGTTAAAGTTACTATACCAGTTGCTGAAAAAGCAAGCTATAAGCATGATAAAATGATAGAAATTTTAAATAGAATAAATGAAGAAGAATTAATTATAGAATTTTTAGAAAAAACTGAAAAAACTTTTAGTGCGGTAGGTTTTGATATTAAAAATATTATTGAAATAATGAAAATGGAACAATTATGATAAAATTTAAATTAGAAAAAGGTAAGATACGTCTTATAACTGATAATTTAGATGATATTAGAGAACATTTTAGTGTTAAAGACGATACAGCAAGATTTAGACTAAGAGGTAGGGCAAGATTTTATTCGAATCCGAGAATATATTGTATAACCCCTACTGGACTTTTTGAACCCGGACTATTTTTTAATTCC